GTTCATCTGACGTTTCAGCGCGAGGGGTCAATGTTACGTCCCACCGTTCAGCAACGAAATGATGTCGTAGGTTCCACTGCTTACTTCAACAAGTTAGGCACCGGAACTGCAACCACCAAATCTCGTCATGGCGAAATCACGCCTATGAACGCAACTCACACACAGCCTAGCTGTACTATCGTCGACTTTTATGCAGGCGATTTTGTGGACCGTTTAGACGAAGCAAAAACAAATATCGATGTACGCATGAGCTATGCTCGCACAGGTGCTTATGCACTTGGCCGCAAAGTTGATGACCAAATCGGTGTTGTTCTAGATAGCACTTCTCAGTCAACTATTACCATTACGGTAACAAGTTCTGCTACAGTGCAAGCAACCATGCTTCAGTTTGTTGAAGCTCTGGATAGCAACAACGTACCAAATGATGGTCAGCGTTATGGCGCATTATCTGCTCGTTGCTGGTCTCAACTTATGACTGTTAATAGCTTCGCTTCAGCTGACTATGTCGGCGCAAATGGCTTGCCATTTACCGAAGGTGTCCCCGGTCACCGTAAGTTTAAATCTTGGTTGAACGTAAACTGGTGTCAGCACACTGGCCTTCCCGGCAGTGGCACGGCGACTTCTAAAGTCTTCGTTTGGCATAAAGACGCTATTGGCTATGGCGCAGGAAAGCACGCTGGTAACATTGCATCTAACGATGCTGTATCAGCTGACATTAGCTGGCAAGGCACCCGTGCGGCTCACTTTGTGAACCACATGATGTCTGGCGAGGCCTGCTTAATTGATGACACTGGCGTAATCGAGGGTAACCTTGACGACACCGCTGCCATCGTAACATCTTAAAGGAGGGCTAGATAAATGGCTTATACATCTGGAAATCTAACCCTTAAAGGAAGTCACAACGGCTTCGGTGACTATCGTTATGACACGATGGACACTGCCGTCACTGTGGACAGTTCTGCATACTTCAACAACTCCGACGATGATCTTAACCTAGCGGTTGGTGATATGATCGAAGTTGTTGTTTGGGCAACGGCTGTTCGTACTGGCACTATTGCTGACGTTGAAAACCACATTGTGGTTTCAGTATCAGCAGCTGGTGTGGTTGACATCTCTGATCCGTTGAACGCGACAACACTCGGTGACACGGACTAGACTTAATTAACCTGCTCTCCCATAAAAGGGAGAGCAGTTTTTTAGCAATAGGAGCTAACTATGCCTAAAGTTACAGTTGGAAAACGCGGTAATAAAAAGACCCCTACAGCCAATAAACGCGTAGCGGCAGCTAAAGCCTTTAAGAAGGCTAAGAAAGCTAAAAGTTAATCCCCCCACACAGTCATAGAAGGAGAGAGTTATGGCACAATCAAATCCTGCGGATTTTGAATACGTCTCGCGTTTGAAATACGCGAGCGTTTTGCGTTATACGACACAGCACGCACCGGACATTTTGCTCGAAGACGGGTACTTTAAAAACTCAGCTGGCAATTATTTGGCTGCTGGTGATGATATAAATGTGGTATGCTTCCATGAGGACGGCTCATGGACAAAAGGTATACTTGAAGTGCAGTCAACAGATCGTTTAAATACTACTGTTAAGCAGATCGGAGAATGGCGCGTTGGCGGTGATCCCGCTGCAAGCCACATGACGGGAACCCATAAAGGGTTTGGCAAATGGGAAGTCACAGACCAGACAGGCCGTGTTGTCGCTAAAGACCTTAGCAAAGATGCCGCCGCTAAAATGTCGACTTTAAAAGAAAAGGCCGCTTAATGAATAAAGCCTGTGACCTCGTCGACATTTTAGACTTAATGGGTGCTTCTGCTATCCATAAACAGTTTACAGTGTCCGACATTCACAGGCTTATTTATCCGCCTATTATCCTTGATCAATACAAATTATTTCATAAAGACGGTAAACCAGTGGCGTATGCGTCATGGGCTTATTTATCGGAAGAGGCCAAGGATCGCCATCTAGCGAGACAAGGTTTATTCCAAGTTGACGATTGGAAGTCAGGAGCCACACTTTGGTTCATGGATTTTATCGCCCCTTTTGGTGGCGTACTTAAATGTGTCAGAGAGCTGCACAAGCTATTCCCTGATCAGAAAATTGCATTCACCTCCCGGTCATACGGCACGGGTAAAGTTCAACGGTTAGGAAACTATAGCCATGTTTAAATTAAAACATCAACTAATGTGGTCTGACCTCGGCCACTTTGAGCACCCCTTCCTGAATGACTTCCAAATGAAGAATGGGTGTTTCGATAGTGACAGCCCCGGCGGCGATGGTGCTGGTGGGCAGAACGAAAAAGAAAACGATATTAATGTGCAGCAGATGAACGCGGATATCACTGGTGACAATACTAAAGTTAACGCTATGAGAGCCGCTGATATAGCGGCTGGGGGTGACGGCTCCGGTAGACCCGCCGGTGTAGAGCGCCCCGGTTCTGAGTTGGATGCTTCGGCTGGAGCGCCTGTAGAGCGCCCCGGTTCTGAGTTGGATGCTTCGGCTGGAGCGACTGTAGAAAGGGATGGGTTCTCCGTAACTGATTCAATCGGCCCTGCTAGTATCCTAACCAGCATAGGTAAATTTATGTCGAATATGTCATTAACAAATCCTCTTGGTATTGCTGCTTCTGGTTTTGCTGCACTGGTAGATAACTTGCCAAAAGGTGTACCAATGACAGGGGGGGATCGATCCCGTGCATTTGGTGATGACGGTCCTTCAGTACAACAGCGGTCCGCAGCCTCTCAGGGCAGCGGTACAGCGAAGGTACAAGGCGGCGGTGTATTAGATAACAAACTGACTGGTGCCGCATCTCAAGGGGGTAATGAGAGCACCCAAGTCCGGTCTGCTGCACGCCGTGTGTCCGCCCTTGGCAACAGTGGGACTTTTAATCGGCCTACACTATCAGGCGGGGGTCAATCCCGTTCAACTAGCTTAGGATAAGACTATGGCTTCAATCGTAACAATCTGTAACAACGCCCTATTGCTGGTTAAGACTAAGAAGACCATCACGGGCCTAACACAAAACACAACGGAAAGTAATGCCTGCGACATTATTTATGATGAGCTGCGAGACACCATGCTTGAAGTCCATCAATGGAACTTTGCAGTAAAACGAATTAAGATGTCACAGTTAGCGGCCACTCCTGACTTTGAGTGGGACTTAGCCTATCAGTTGCCCTCAGATTTCTTACGCCTAATAACAGTTCACGCAGGCTCTTCTGGCGGTGACCGTGTCCCCTACAAAATTGAAAACGGAACAGTTGTAACAGACGCAGCAGATTTATACTTGCGTTATGTTGCGCGGGTCGAAGACCCAAATCTAATGCCTGCCACCTTCAGAACAGCTCTGGCAAAGTTGATGGCTTCACGCCTTGCCGTGGGTCTGGCTAATGATAAAGTATTAGCTGTAGAACTATATAATCAATACCGAGACGAAGACTTGCCTGTGGCAAAGTCAGCAGACAGTTTACAAGATATGCCAGAGCAAATGCCAGAAAGTGAATGGATTGCTGTCCGTAACGGCAGCTCCCTTAAATACGAAGTAACGGATAACAGTTCATGACAGAGACCAATCCTCTTCAAGAAGCATTTAACGCTGGAGAATTTGGTCCCCGTATGCACGCACGGGTACAGTTCGATAAATATGTTAACGCTGGTGCTCTTTATCAAAACACCATTCCTTTGCCGCAAGGGGGCCACACATGGCGTCCCGGCTTTAGGTATATCGGAGATGCAAAAAGCGCCAGTTTTAAGCCCCACTTAGTTCCGTTTATTTTCTCAACTACACAAGCGTACTGCTTGGAGTTGGGAGCAAACAGCATGAGATTTTTTAGAAACCAAGCTCAGCTTGTTGCCATCAACCATGACGCGGCTATAACAAATGGTAATTTCACTTCAAACATCACTGGATGGACAGACAATTCAAACGGCACCGGTTCCATCTCTCACGACGCGACCAACCTCGATATGAATTTGGTTTCGGCGGGTTCCGGTAACGAGGCACTCGCAACCCAATCGGTGACGACATCAAACACTGCGGAGGAGCACGTTCTTCGATACAGAGTTGTTGGCGACCCCGGCGACGAACTCACAGTACGCGTTGGTTCAGCGGCTGGTGGGGCGAGTGCCAACTATCTAGCGGACACAAAGCGCGTTACAGGTTGGCACACGATTGCATTTACGCCCTCAGCCAGTCCGTTCCACGTTACATTTGAAAACTCCCAAAACAAAACTATTTCCGTAGATGATATAGTCTTGATGGACGACGCAGGCATCGAGTTACCTACGCCATGGTCGACGCACGAAGAGCTTGACGCCCTGAGCTATAGCCAAAGTGCTGACGTGATCTACTTTGCCGTTGGCGCAGCTACTCATGTGTATCGTTTAGACCGATTTGACAACAGCTCATGGTCACTGGTTAACGTATTGTTTGAAGACGGCCCTTTTATAGCTCAAAACATAACATCAACAACTTTACTTATATCCGCAACATCAGGTAACAATGTTAACCTAACAGCATCATCTGTTATAGGCATCAACGACGGCTTAGGTTGGCAGGATACTGATGTAGGTAGGTTAGT